TTTGATATATATCTATATTATAACAATCAAACAAACCAGCATATTCTGAAGATGGAGTTAACTTAACAGCTATATTATTATACCAAGATCCCCTACCAACAGGATAAAATATAACACTTGCATCACCTTTGGTAATATGAGTACCAATTGCTGCTACAGATGCAACATCTTCAAAACTAACAGATTTAACTGATCCAGATACAATATCATATTTCAATCCTAAATTAGCAAATCCAGCATCATCAGGTAATGCTCTTAATACATATAGATTACCAAGAATACTGAGATATTGCTTGGCTATATACCAACCTTGACCATACTTTGCAGGATTACCCACACCATAAGTATTAATCAAATCCTGTACAGATGTAGTCATCCTTGGTACATTATCTGGTCCTTTCTCTGAAAACAAACAAATAAACCCAATAGTTCCTGGAAGTGGTTGCATGGTAAAAGATTCATCAACAATTGTGGTATAAACACCTGGAAAGATATTTGTTGCCATTCCTTATTACCTCCCTAATAAAATTTTGTTTTGATATTAGTTCCAAATATAATTAAAGAATGTTATGTCAAAAAGGATATCCCACGTGCACATATATTTTGAATGTTTGTATCCACATTCAGTTTATTATTCAAAGATAATGCATAGATATATTGAGCCATTGGTTCACTGGTTACAAACAATTCTCTAAATATGGGCACAGGATACCTACTTTCCAAAACATTAACTATACTTATACTTCTATATGCATCATCTAATGATTTATATGTTAATACTTTGAAATTATATTGATCAAGAAAGTCTTGATTGAATGTAGTTAATCTGTGATTTTGATTCTTGGCACATATTACAAACTCTTTAATAAACCAACCAAACCAATCTCTATATATATCTAATGTTGGTTGATCTATATCATATTGGTTCAAATACTCCAAAGTATCTTTATATATCTCTGTAAATAGATAATTGACTCTACCTATTGTATTATTATTAATTCTAGTTATACCTTGCAACATTGGTATCTCAAAATGTTCAAGTATGATATTGAGATATCTTCTATACCATAATGAAACTACTAATCTGGATATTGTGCTTGATTTGGTATAATCAAATAATAATCTATTAAAGAATGTTCTATAAAATGTATCATTAGACTCATAAGTAATAAGAGCACCACGTTGATTGGCATTATATGCATGTATACCATTATATAATATAGTAGCAAAGAATTTACCAATATGTTCTTTCAACATTCTTTGAAGCAAAGACTTTTCATCTTTTCTAAGTATTTTCTTGGAAAGATAATTCTTAATATCTGTTGATATGTTATCTATAGCAGTAGTTATGAAAGATTCATCATAATATATCTTGTTGTTACGCCAATCATATATAACTCCATTTGGTGCTCTATTACTTCTTGGAGAAATACCACCAGATTCCATCTGGCCAATTATAACTGTGCTTAGAGGGGATTCTATTAGTTTATTATTCTCCAATTTGAGCACAAAGTTCTTGAATGTCTCTGGTGTCAATTGGTATCTCTCCTTTTATAATTAGATGAATGTGTTGCTAAATATGGATGATAAAACTGGATATATATCTTTTATATAATGTTCATGATCTATCCTATCATGCAGATCATTAATGGTACTCATATCAATATCTTTGCTATTTATTGTAGCATTCATATTCTGTAGTTTTAATCTTATTGAAGATCCATTTGGAGACTTGTATGCAAAATCTAATACAGAATCTTTATTATTGAATAAGAAAGAATCAATAATATAATCCATATCTTGTGCAGAATCAGTAAGACATAGTTTGGTTATTAGATTGTAATATATATTGGGTGTTGATGAATCAAATCCTTTGAGTGTTATCTTATTATTATCCTTTAGCCCAATTGTATATCTTTGCTTAAATAATATCCATTTATACTTAGTTATGGATATCTGGCCATATATGTTATATACATCATCTATTGCTTTGATATTATATGGTTTGATATAAGCACCATCAATTTCACTTTTAATGATCTCACCTATATGTTCAGCAACATATAATACATCATCATATACCATATATCTCAATTTATATAATGCATCCAGTCCCATGCAATGAACAATTATATTGGTAAGAAAGTAATTATATAGAAACTTATTTGCACTTGCAGGAAGTTGTGAATTGGATGCCAATGCTGAACATGTTTTAGAATACAATTCCAAAGCATTATCATTCATGATCTTCTCTGAATATGTTAAGAATGCTTTTTGAAGATCAATTTTAATTATGTTTGTCAAATATAGTTCTTGTTTGGGATATATATATTTGACAATGAGATCATCACTGCTTTTACTTTTAGGCTGATTTGGATAAGTATTTAATTCTTTCCAAAAGTTATTAACTATATCAATATAGGTATTGAATATATACTGGAGATAATCATTTGAGACTATCCAGTTATAATGTGTCTTAATATCATATGGAATTGTTCTATCACATATGATATATTTCATGCCACATATATCTCTTAGAAATTGATACATATTCTTCAAATGATGATCATCTCCAATCCTAAACTATGTATTTTGTTATATCTTCTTCTTCCTCATCTATAGATTTGTTCTTAATACATTTTAATAACTTATACTCAGCAATAGACTGAGCTAATTCAGAGTTAGTATCAGCTAAAACAAAAAAGTTATTATCAACTGGTACCACATCAGTACCTGCTACATTTATGGTATTGAATATGTCTACTCCACTCTCCTCAAATTCTATCATATCAAAATATTTTGTCAAGTTCATGTGGTTGGTTGCCAAGAAACACAGACCAATAGCAAACACTAAGTCATCATTGGGTTCTCCTTCAATCCTTCCAGATGACTTTCTAATAAGTGATGTGGCTTGCAATCTTAGCTTCTTGGATTTTACAAGATTATCATTTTTAGTAAATAATTCATATATCTGCTCAATCAATAAAGGTCTTGTAACAGGAGACATGGTTACACCATACTTATCTTTACTTTTGCTCAATTCATCTTTTATTATATAATTATTATACTTTAATCTTAGCATCTCTATAGTTTGATTACCAACTGAGTTTGACTCTATTACCAACAATTTGTTTTTAAGTCTATCTATAATTGCTGGTATATATTGCTCACAGAATTTGATAACTGGACATTTAAACATTCCTTCTGCTACTTGTTCACCAGTATCATAATTAATAACTTCTATAGCTGAATAATCTGTACCACTTGAAGTGGCTGTATCTATACCAACAACATATCTCTTATCATTATCAACTTCCTCAAACCAATATATGTATCCATCTGGCAATGTGGTTTCTGATATTGGTATTGATGCTAGTGATTCATCTTGCAATCTTTTAATAGTATCATCAGGAAATATAGAATCTGAACTACCCAAGAATAATAATTCATATTCCTGGTTCATTGACTTTTCATCATAATTGTTTAATGCTTTCTGTTTCTCATACCACTTATCATCATATACTGGTATTTCAGACCAATGTATCTTAACTGGTATATATGCTGATCTATCTGGATCAGTTATACTTTCCATCCACATTTTATAAAATCTTTCACCTTTGCCAGTTCTACCATTTGGAGTGGTTGATAATACTACACCATATGGAATGTTATTCTCTCTGGCAATTTTGAATGTATAACCAGCAGTATTCAATATTGCTTTTAAATGATCTTCAAGATGTATAAATGCAGCCTCATCTATCCATATAAATGTAGGTCTTAAACCTCTACCTTTAGATGAGTTAGTATCTCTGGTTTTATTACTTGCTTGCAATATTAAAGATGATCCATTAGATAATTTAAACTCTTCTGCTTTATTGATCACATATGATGGTCTCATCCAATCTGGCAATCTGTTAATTATATCTTTAACTTCTTGTACTGTCTCTCTACCTTGTTTCAAATCTCTTGTCATAAATAGAACATCATAATTATCATTAAATATCATAAGATATGCAATGACTGCTTCGTTCATAACTGTCTTGCCACATTGTCTTGATGCAAGCAAAAGAACACCATCTTTATTCTTTTTAGTCCATATCTCTTTCAATGCTTCAACATACTTCAATTGGCTTGGATATAGATTCAAATTAACTAGAGTGCCTAATCCAGGCACTGGTATCAATACATAGTTTTTAAAGAAGTATGTAATGTCATACAGACATTTAAAGAATTCCTTTGCTTGCTCTTCAGCTTTCAATATTGATTCTCCTTCTTAACTGAATATCTTAGTTAACATTTGTAAATATTCAGAACTTCTATATTGATCTATAGATGCTACAGCTATTATCTCACTTGGATGTATCAATTCTTGAAAATGATATACTTTGTTTGATATGTTCCATCCATTTTGTTTATATGCACTTCTTAAAATAGATCTGGCACGTTCTGCATAATTTAATATACTATAATTAGTTTGATCAGTATTAAGTATTATTACCAAGAACTTCCACAAATCACCAAAGTCATCATGAATATCATTCATTTTAGAATTGCACACATCAAGCATTTTATTAAACTCTTCTTCTGTAAATCTATAGATTGTTCTATCCACATATGTATTCTCAAAGACATCTAGAAATATGTTTCTTAATTGAACAACAACATCTTGTGCTAATCTTTTCTTCAAGAATACTCTTGCAAATTCACTGAATATTGTGTCATAATATGGTTCAAGGTATTTTGCTCTAAATAAATTGATATAATCATTATGATTATTTGCTGAGAAGTAATGGCACATTTCATGTAACAAAAGATAACCTTGAGTAAAATCAGATAATTTATACATGATATCCAGTTTAAGTTTAGAGAAGTCTTTAGCTGCAGGGTTTTTTAATATTATGAACATTTTGTTAATATCACTATCATATATACCACCAAAGCTTAATGCTATAGATTCTTCTAATAGAGAAACTAATATATCTCTTATAGCCTTAAATCCACTGAATGGTATTAGTGGTATACCAATCATGTTTTTGAGTATGCTTCTAAACTTGTTGGATGTACATATTATTAAAAAGATATCTCCATTGTCTGATCCACGTTTAATAGCTGCAAAGAATCTAGAGTAAAATGGATCAGTTAACTTATCTTTATTAAAGTTAATTAATCTTGAGAGGAATAGTTGACTTTCTTCTTCATTTAGATATTTATAATACCTTTCTACTTCTTCTTCTATTGGATAATCTTCAATAAAATTAGCCATTTATATTCTCCCCTATCCAACATATGCATCATGAGTTGAAACAGCATTCAACATAACATCTATAAATCCTTGTGCTCTTTTAACTTTGGTTCTTTTAATTCTAAATTGTATACCTGATACAATAAATGTTATTTCAGTGCCCATCTTATAATTTACATGCTTATACTTAAGCATTACTTTTCTTCCTATATACCAATGAGTAAATCTAAATGGTTGAGGTATTCTGACAGATATTGGTTTTACTGTGTTTAATATAATAGATGCTATGCTCTCTCTTAATGAATATTCATTTGGTTGATCTAAATATATTTTAGTATTTGGTTGAATAGTTGTATCCAGATAGTTAGCAAATGTATCTACACTATCTATAAATCTAATAGATCTTATTAGATTTATCACATCTATTTCACTTTTATTATATAATTTACTATCACTTTTCTTACATAATGTTATCTTCTTTGGTAACAATGCTGCAATGTTATTAAATGAATTGGACATTTGTGGTAAATTAGGCATGAAGTATTGACCATCATCAATTCTAATCTTTTCTTGTTCATCTACTGGAAGATCTCCATATAGTTCTAATGCTTTATCTGATGTTGCTTCATTTAATGATTTAATATAAGCAGTATTATCATGCAGATTAGTATAAATAACTGGAGGAATATTGAACATACCATAATGCTGTGATATATATGATAGATTAATGAAAAATTTATTATTGGGAATCCATATCTGCTCATACTTTTCCTGATTGTCTAACTTAGAAACATCTAATTTCAATCTTCCATGATTTGTCTGTGCCCATAAACTATTTATTACATCTATAACTTTAGCATTATCATATATACCACCAACTACAGTATTAACACCAGTATATGCATCTTTAGCAACATATTCATGAGAAACATTTATTATATCTGGTCTACTTGATATGTTAGCTTCTCTGTGAATATCTATTATTGCTTGTCCATAACTTAGCCATTCTGAATCAATCAATGTCCTATCTGATTCTCCCATATTCTTTTCAATTACAACTATATGAACACTATATGGCATAAGTAACATGTTTCTATATCTATTATCAATTCTAAACCTCATATGCATACGTGGTACTAACTTTTGATTTTGCATGATAAAAGCAACATCAAGTATCTCTTCCTGTAAAGTGATAGTAGTCTTTGTAAATTTAAATTCTGCTTTTATATCAAACGCTATTTGCTTTATATCTTCACTAGGCAATTACATCAGCTTCTTTATTTGATGTTTGCAATATATCTTTTAAATGTGTTGATATTGCATTCTTAGCTACTTTAATAGCACTTGGATTGATTGTTTCCACTCTATTAAAAAAGATATCAGATTTTATATTAACAGTATTCATCATTGCTGCTAATTCATAACCAGATGCAGAACATATTGTGCATGTTGCACCAAACTGACGTGTTATTCTATTTCTAAAGTCATCTACAGTAATACCTGGCATGATATTATATTCAGACAATATTCTGAATATATCATTCCATGAAGTAACATTATCTGTTGGAAGTTTATCTGTATCTATATTAAATTTTATCTTTGAATCCTCTTCTTTGGAGAAGAATCTTCTTAAAGCACCAAAAGCAATTGCTCTTTCATTACCTTGAAAATTAAAATAATACTTACAAACTAATCTAGCTATAAGATAAAATACAGTTCCCAACTCTTGGTCAGTTTTCCTCATCATATCAAAGTCTCTCATATAGCATCTCATTAAAAGAGAATAACAGAAAGCACTCATTGCAAAATATAATGAATTTAATATTGATTCATTATTTGCATCATACAATATCAATTTACTTAATCCAAATAGTATGCTGGCAGTAAGATTGTTAAAATCTTTAACCATAATTCTATTCTTTGCCATATCCAAGTAAGCAGAGCATACATCAATATTTAATATAATACCTTTATTAACATTATCTGTTACATATATAATAGCTGGTAACAAGTTAATCTCATTGGGAAATACACCCATAGATATATTGTTCAATGTTATCTGTTTAAGATAATCAACATATGTTGAAGACATATTGCTTGCCAATATGTTTTCAATTCTATCTATTCTTTCAAATGGTCTATGCAATTCTTCCAGATTAATTCTCTTCTCTGGTGGATATTTTAATATTGGCACTGTTATATTAAACAAATCAGTTGCTGTATTTGTTAAACTTATAAACATGATTATCTCCTCTGGAATTATGCTTTAATATATTTGCTTAATATATAGATATAGTTAATGAGTTTGTCATGACCAATCTCTTCCTCAAGCTTCTTAAACTCTGGTGTATCTTGGATATTAGTAAAGTCAAAGTTGGGAATCTTAATATTAAGCCAATCATCTACTGCAGTTTCTGGATCATTAGCATTCTTAATATATTCATTATACATCTCTATAAACTCTTCAGGAGAAGTGATCTCTTTAGCAGTATAGGAATTTGATATCTTTCCAGATATCAGTATATCTTTAATCTGTTCATCTGTTAGCATCTTAATCTTTGGATAATATTCTGATCTAAAGTTAGCATTAGTGGTGATTCTATTCAATAATAAAATTAGTAAAAAGAATGTTGTGTTATTATATTCTTCATATGCAACTACAGGTGATTTGTAATCCATATCTGATGTTAAATCATATTCCTTGGTGGTTTCAACAATTTGATTTATCTTATCTAATAGTAAAGAGATAGATACATCTGGCACATTTATATATATCATATAATCTCCAACATATACATATTTATAATCTTCCACAGTTCTAGCAGTAGCTTCTATTTTTAATGTATCTATAACTTTCCCAACTCTAAAATCACTTTCTTCCTTAACATGTTCTCTTATATCAGGAGATGTCCACATTTATGAATCACTCTTATCTTGGTATAAATAATATTCTAACCTGATGTGCATCTCTATTAATATTGATTATTCTACCTATTATATAATCTGCATATAATTTACGTTCATGCTTTCTAATAGCCTTTCCATATCCTTCAAAATCTGGAACAACATATCCACCAACTTGTGCATCATCAATATTAACTACATCTACCCATACATATCCAGCAGAACAGATTGGAAGTTTCTTATTATTCTTGATTTCTTCTTCACTACCACCAGCAAGATATGCATAAGAATCTGATACCACACCAATGACTGATGTGGATCCTTTATCTGCCAAATCAACAGTATCATTATCAACTATTGATACTATTTTGTTTTTAGCTATTTCATATGTTAATCCACGTTTGGGCAATAGACAATCTGCAAAGTCATTATATACAGCATTATATACTCTGGTTGCATAAAAATAACCATCCAGATTCAATCTATATGTTGATGTTGGGGCTGTAGACCCAGCATAAAGATAGCCTTCTGCTTTTGTTGTACCAGCTATCTTTAATGTACCAGTCATTGTATCTCCAGCTTTTTTGACATATGTGTTTGAAGCATCTGTTGAAGTAACAAAGTTGGTGTCTACATATTGTTTAGTAACTGCATGTAAATTAGATGTGGGATTAGCATGTAATGTTAAAAAGCCAGTCATTGTATCTCCAGCTTTTTTGACAAAAGTATTGTTACAATATGTCTGCAAACCAGTATTACTATTATCAACATATCTTTTAGATGCTGCATGAAGAGGATCAATTGGATCAGAATATAATGTCAAATGTCCCAACATTGTAGTTCCAAGACGAGGAACATAATCATTAAATTTATTATCAACATCTTGAGCGATCTGATCAACATAACCTTTAGTTGCAGCTTGTTTACTACCCATTGGATCCCTTGGTGTTAATGCTGGATGCGCACTTAATGTCAAAATACCAGTCATTGTGCTTCCAGCAAGTTTTACAAATCTATCATCATGTTCTGAATCATGATTAGCAATACGATCATCTACATATGCTTTATTAGCTGCTTGATTTGGCTCTGTTGGTGTAACAACATATATTATTGTATCTTCATTAATAACTCCACCACTTATTGGCATAAAGCTTCCTGAAAGCCAATTTGGCAAATATGTTGGGCTTGCTCTTAAATCTTTGAAATTGTTTTCATTAGCAATCCATGCATTAAATACAGATTCACTTGGTAAGGATGACCACGTTCCAGTTTTGAGATAATATAGTTTTAAATGTTTGGTATCATTAAATGCTTCTATTGGAATAGTCTTAATTGAGGCAACTGCAAGTGGTTGTATTTTTCTATATTCATACTCTACAACAATATAATATTCTTTCTGACTAATAGAACCAGCAGCAGGATCTAATACTATAATAGTAGATGGTTGTTTAAACTCAATACAAACATAGTTCATAACCACAATGCCTTTAGTAAATTGCATAACAATCCTTTGTTGTGCTGCATCATGAATAAAAGTATGATCAAGCCCATCAATATACATGTTTGACTTTCCAAGTATCTTTAATAATTTATTATGATTATCAGAGAATACTGGTGAAAATGGATCTATGTTTCTTTCTTGTATAGCATCCCATTCAGTTGTAAGCACATAAGGCATTATAATTTACCTCCTCTATTAAAACACAAAGAACCATTCAATACTTATTTTATCCATACTTGATTTAGGTATGGAAGGAAATGTTGCATGAGATAACATTACAAAATTGGTTTCATCTTGATTTTCAGATGGAGACGCATATAATCCAACTTCATTTATATATGAATCAACAGCATCTTCATAATCAACAGTCATAGTAAATTTAGCAGTCAAATATGCAGTATAAGTTAATGAGTCTACTAACTTTTTGGTTTTATCAAGAGTATACAATGGTCCTCCAACATCATTAAATGGTATTAGATTAAAAAGTTCAGTATCTTCATCAGTTGGCCATATTGGTTGAAATGGAGTATCTGGGGCTGCTCCACCACTACCTATAGAGAACCATCTGGGTATCCATTCTACTTTATCATTAGCTGGAGCATATGCTTGATTAAATAATCTTTGCATTATATAATTCCTACCAACCAATACAATCTTGTTGTTCTTATCAACTACAACTTGTCCATTCTTATATACTTTAATTTTACCCTCAAAAGCATATTTGTCTTTATATTTGATGGTGTCATAAATCTTAAAACTTTTATCCAATGTAAATCCTCCTTTAAACTATTATATAATTATTGTGGTATACTAGTTACAACATCTAAAGCATATGGTATATTGGTGACATATGGATATACCATATTCTTTGTCTTTGCACTAAATGATATACTAGTAAAACTCTTTCCTTTTGGTATATATACAATTGGTACTATCCACCCAACATTATAAGGAAAACTATGTATATTTGCAATATCTGAACTTGTCATAAACTCAGACATATCTAATACATCTGAAGGTATTAGCTCTCGTGGATATGGATCTAAATATGCAATAGAGAATATATCATATATGTATGGCAAAGATTTCTTGTACCAATTATCTTTATAGCACCAACAATTGCTTAATAGATCATTATGTCTATTTTCAAAATGAATTATATTTTGCTCAGAATCAAAGTTAAATGCAAATCTTACTTCAGGGTCACATGTTGCAGATATATTAATATCACTGCATCCATTTGCAATTCTATATTTACTTCTTGCTACTAATATAACATCTTTGTCCCATGTATTAAGAACAGTACCAGTGATTGGATCCCATGTTAATTGTTCCAAATATCTTCTTAAATTATCCACACTATTCATTGTTGGAATATAAAATTTCCAGTTAGATGCGAAATGACCAGTATATGTTTTAGAATATAATTCTTCTTTATATATTAGAGTTTCCTCTTCTATTATTTCACTATAAGGATTATCTAACAAGTAATCTAAAGTGGTCATAATAGTAGAATCATCTTCTGTATCAAGATTTGGTGGATTTACAATTGTATTGGTTACACTTCTTAATAATAAGTATCCAACTAATACATAATCCCTTATTTTAATAATCACATCATACAAACTGTCATCCTTTGTATCTTCACCATCAAACAATCTATGCATTACTCCAGTTGGAATATATTTTATAATAGTTCTGGCTAAATAATCTGAGGCTGTTATAGATTCATCTATATCACCATCTATTCTTAATATTGGTGCAAGTTTCAAATCAAATGCATGATATGGCTTAACAAAGTTAATAACTATTTGCATGTATGTTTTATATAAATATGAAAAGATAGCATATATCCTAAGAGGAAATAATTTTTTAGTAAAACTATACAGTATTTGTTCCAATGTAGCTAAAAACGATAAATATAATCTATTTCCTTCTATTAATACTCTATTAAGCACTCCCATTTCTGCATCAGATAAACTATATTTGCTATCAAAGAATTTGGCAAATGGCTTAATATCAAATAGATATTGTTTTGATACTCTTTGAATTAAAGATAATGAATTCAATGCTTCCTCTATAGCTTGTAATTTACTTTCTATCCAGTTATAGAATGTTTCATTAAGTGTCTTTAATACCTCATATGTAGTGTAATTTAGAAAGTTGGGTTCACTTTTATAAAACCATTTTTCAATAGCTTCTAATCTCATTTTCTTTTCATCTGTATCAAAGACACTAGCAGACAATTGATCAAACATTTCTAATGCCATTGGAATATCAACATATGGATCATCTATATCACCATTCCAACCAATTGCTGATATTCCAACACTTTCTTGTACATCTGGTGGGAACCCCCAGTATAGTCTATCAAAAACCATCCATAAGCCAAGACACAACTCATTAAAAGATACAAACTCACCATATCCTTCAATGGACAGCACTCTTATATTATATCCAAGCAAATCCTGTTTATCATAATATTGTTTAAGTATATCCAAAGCAATTGCTGTCTCTTGCATCATATGACTTGTTAAAAATGTATTTACTGAAAAGTATGATGTTCTTTGTGGGAAGTTAGACATTATATCATCTCCTTTAATTATGATAAATATATGTCATTATAATGTGTTGAATCCAATGGTGATCCAACTTGAAGTGGATTGTAGTGAGATATTATCATATTTGGAGTATTATAACTCATCCATTCATAATATGCAAGATTCAATATTGGTTTTAATGTATATATAAAATAAGTATTTACTTTATAATATGATCCACCAAATAAATATAATTCCCATTTGAAATCATTATCATCTATACATCTCAAATTACCAACAGTATCCATACCAACCAATCTTAATAATGATCCACTATGCAGAATCTGTATTGGTTCCTCTGTATCAATGTCATAACATATGCACATATAATCATCAGTATATGTCTTATAATTGGAAGATAAATAATCATAACCTACTATCTTGCCACTTATATATATCTTTTTATCTCTCCCTATAAAGAAAGATATATTATCATTTAGAAAGAAATCAACTATATCATACAAGAAAATATCATCACTTATAGATTGAGTGAATATCTCTCTTTCTGATAATGTTACCAAAGTTATACATTGTCTAACATAATCTTCCAATTTACAGACATTGAAACCTACAATTCCAGATGAATTATCTATAAAGTACATATATTCATTGGTACACATAAACTTGTTTAATGGTTTTGAGCCAAGATCAATATTGAATGTAACTGTCAGTTTATCAAGAAAGTCATTTTTGAGAGAAAACCAAGCATTATATCTCTTATCTAATACAATTATATCATTTGATAGTAAAATAAACAGAAAATCATTATAATCATATGTATTATTTATTTTTATTCCATTATCATTTAAATATTCAGATAGCTGCATATTATCTACTCTATGCATAACATCATTTAAATCAAGTTCTGTTACATCACCAGATATAATGTTTATTATCATACATTTACTATTATCATCACTACTAGTAAACAACAAATATTTATCTGACATAAATGAACATGAAATGTTAGATGTATTGTTACATACAAAAGAAGATATCAAACCTTGTTTGACCCACCAATTGCTTTCAATATGTACATCTTTCCATGTTGGTTCTCCATCCTGATTATAATCAAATGTAAGTCCAGATAAATGTGATCTAATGCATTCTTTTGGTAAGCCATTATATATAACTATTCCACCAACAGAATAATATGTGTTTGGCTGCCACTCTTGATAAGCATCTAAATATTGTTGTAGATAATAATCATACCAACTCTGATCATATAATGTATATTTATTCTCTATAACATTAGTCTTGGTATTAATAACATAACACATTGTTTTAGTCTTGAATTGTGGTGCTCCTGCTATATTGTCTACTGGTTTGGTAGTTAATATTCCACCAACTCCATTCTCAACATCATAGGACAATCTAAATCTATTGGTAGGAACATTATTGTGATTCACTGCTACTGGATAATCTTCTTCAACAATTATAGCTGCTTTATTAGTAAATGAATTAAAATTAAAGTTATGTACTGATTTAATTGATATATAATCTGGAATTTGTAAATATGATTGTAAATAT